TGTGTGGATCCTTAGTTAAGTGGCAGAGCGGGAGTTGCTTTCGGGGACGTAGAACAGCAATGCGCCGGAGGCGCTAACGGCCGAAGCGTGAAGGGGAAGGGTTACGGTGATTTGCCATGCGGTGCTGCCCGGCAGGCGAGGGGCTTGAACGGCGCGCACTGGAGCGCTGACCTCGTAGCCCTTCGATTCCATGCGTGCAATCACATTGGCCAGCGAGTTGGACTCGTTGCGAAGCAGTAGGGCGCTGCGAGTCGCTCCGGCGTCGAGTGCGTCGCTCAGCGCATGGATTGTCATTGCCGCCGCCGGCGTTGATACAGACGGCTGGACGCGCTTCATTGGTCGCTCCGCTTAGCTGGAGCGGTCGCGCCGCAAGCGCGTTGGCGTGCTACGACGCCATCGGCAGTGTCTGGCCAAGACTGCTTGCAGATATCCAGCAGCTGCGCCTGAACGGCTGGCGTCAACTTGGGGGCGCGAGCGGCCATGATGCCGTGCGATACCCCGCGTTTATATGCACTGGTGACGCGCTCGATCTCTTCGTTGCGGTGAAAGTGGTTGTAGATGACAAGCAACACCAGGATGACGACGGCTGCAATCACGGTATCAATCAGCATTTGACGGATGCGGTTCATAGTGGTCTCACGAATGTGGCGCACAGGCCGAAGCGGTCGAATGCAGACGTCTGCACATCGAAGCTGGACCGTGCAATGGCGGGATAAGCCCAGCGCTGGCCGGACTCGGTGGTGACGGTGATGTGGAAGGCTTTCACGATGCCGCCTTGATGCGGACGCAACTGACGCAGAGGCCGTACTGCTGCAACTGTTTGACGGTGATCTGCTTGCCGCAGTCGCAACGGCGGCGGTTGTGGACGTATGGCGGTTTGCTTGCCGCAGTGGTCGCACGAAAGCGTTCGGTGCTGAGAGGTGTGAAGCCGATGATCATGCTGGCTCCAGCTCTTTAGTTGGGGTTGGTGTGAAGAGATTGCGGATCATCTGCTCGCCGCTGAACACTTGCGGTGGGCGCTTGCGATGCAGGTAGTGCGGTTCGACGACCACCTGCCAGTTGCGATAAGCCACGACATAGCCATAGACAAGGCCGGGGCCGCCTCCGGGCGCGCCGTCGAGGCAATGCCTCGTGGCGGCTGCCTCGATAATTTCCAGTTCGGTTTCGTTGGGAATCAGGAACTCGCCTGCGAGGTTTGCTGGCGCACGGAATACGACGATCTCGCCGACTGCGAAGGGGCCGTTCATTTGGCACCTCGCTTGGTTTTGCCCTTCAGCTTGTCGAGGTCGCGTTGCGTTGCGATTTGCTTGCGTGCTTCGGCGCAGGTCATGCCGAGGGGCCACGCGCTGGGAAGCGCTGGTCGTTGCGAGCGGATGGAACTGATCGGCTGGAGAAAGTTAATGCGCCGTGGGAGTTGGAATGCTGCAGCTCTGTGTTTTCGGGATTGCATCGTCGGTCCTCATCTGGTTGTGATGGAAAACGCGACGATTAAACCATAGGTTTAAATTAAGAGTCAACCTCAGGTTTAATGTGTGAAAAAATTAAACTGACGGTATGCTTACAGCGGGTTGATTTTTGACAATGAACAATAGTGGTGCTGGAAGGGGCGGTGGTGGTTCAGATGATTAAGAAGTCAGACGAGGGGGATGATGTGGTGGAGTTGCTGGAGGCGTACAGGGGTATGGCACCTGAGGCACGGCGTATCTTGCTGGAGGCGGCCAGGCTCTATCTCCGGCGGTTCCCGGACAAGCGCTCTAAGGCGGTTTTACGGCTTGTTGTTGCGCGCAATAAGGTTAACTGATTCAGCCTTTGGGGCGCTATCGATAGCGGCCTCAATCAGCGCGCGGCCCATAACGCTCGCCTCGCGATAGGACGTCAGCATCCGCATTTCATCTGCGGTCACGTAGATGAGGGAGAGCGATTGTGCTGGCGCTGCCTCCGACTCCGTATCTTCTGATAGTAGGGCGTCGAGGGAAATCTGCAAGATGATTGCAACCTCTTTGGCCTTGGCTCTCGAAATATTCCCTGTTGCGATCCATTTGGACACGGCGGTATTAGACACGCTGGCCTGCTCTGCGAGCCAGCCCTGCGTCTTTTGCAGGCTTTTGAGGCGCTGCTTGATGATGGTGCCTACGTGTTTGGACATGTGTTGATTTTCAACTCTACGTTTATTAAGTTCAACAAACCTGCGCTTTACAAAGAATTAAACCTCTGGTTAAAATGCGCGAATGCAAAATGACCGGAAGACAACAATTGAAGAGGCCGTCGCCGCTGTGGACGGTCCATCAGAAATGGGGCGGCGCTGCGGTGTGACGCCGCAAGCCGTGTGCCGCTGGCTGCGGCGCGGCAAAGCCCCGAGTGATCGCTGCATAGCGATTGAGGTCGCGACGGGCGGGCGCTATACGCGCTACGTATTGCGGCCTGACGTGTTTGGTCGCCAGGACGCATCTGGTCAGCCTACCGTCCCGGCCGATTCCTCCAAGTTGCCAGTCCCGGATGTGACGTAACGATGTCATCTCCCAACTCCAAGACGCTCAAGTTGTCGCCGCTACGTAGTGCGCTGCCGATGGCTCTGAAGATCGAATCCGAGCCGGCGCTGGATAACCCCGTCATCGCAATCGCGGCCTCGGAAGTCAGCACGGCCTCAACGTCATCGAGGTTTGACTTGATCGCCTGTAGCACTGCGGTTGCTATTGCAGGCAGATCGTTGCGGGTGATCTTTGACGCGAGATGGACAAGCACCAGGTATTTGGCCGATTTCATTTTTCTTATTCCTCCAACGTTTGATGTGTGGGCGAAGCATAGCGAACCGCACAGAAAAATATAACCACCAGAAAAGGGCATACGTTGTGAACATTCGTAAGGCGCTCCTCGGAATGATCCGAGCAATTGGTTGGGACTCGATGTGCGACGTCCTGACAATGACGCGGCAGCAACTGGAGAATCGGCTGTACGAACGCCGTGGCCAGGGCATCACTGTTGACCTCGCATTGGAGATGCAAGCGGCCAGCGGTACGACACTGTTTGCCCAAGCGATAGCGGTCGCAAGCGGCGGCTCGTTCGTCAAGCTGCCGCCTGGGATGGAGGGCGATCAGGAAGAGTTGCTCGCCAAGTTCAACCGTCTATACATGCATGTTGGCCTGCTGTCGGCTCGATACGCCGAGTACACGGCCGACAACGAAGTCGACAAGCGCGAGCGGGCGGACTTGATTGCGATTGGCAACGAGATATCGCAAGCGACGCAGGAGCTGCTTGCGCTGACTTTCCGGACGTTCTGCGCACCTGAGCAGGGGGCCGCTGAGTGACGCTTGACGATTTCGGCGTTGTTGCCTCAGCCGCCCTGCAGTCTATTGAATCCCTGCTTTTTGAATGGTTTCCCAATGGCGTCATTGAGGGCGCGGAGTTTTGTATTGGTTCTACCTCCGGCGAAGCCGGCAAATCTCTGCGGGTTCGCCTTCACGGCGAACGCGCAGGCTTTTGGTCAGATTTTTCTATGGACGGCGAAGCCGGCCGTGATCTTATTTCCCTCTACGAAGTCGCGAAGGGTGTTTCGCCTGGTCGAGCGTGCGCAGAACTTGCATCCCAGCTCGGCGTAGCGATCACCAACGACGACGGTACAAAAACCGTCCCGTCCTTGGTTTCAAAAAATCCACCAAATCGTGCGCCTGCGCAAGCCGGCAAAGGGGTACAAGCCAAGTCGGAGAAGAAGCCAGCGACCGCTTGGGAACCAATCGTCCCGATTCCTGATGACGCGCCACCGTATCCTGCAGCGCATCCTATTCGTGGTCTGCCTGAGCGGCGCTGGGAGTATCGCGATCAGGAGCGGCGTCTGTTGGGTGTGGTGTCGCGTTTTGTCACATCAGAGGGCGATAAGGACATCATCCCTTGCGTCTACGCGAGACATCCGGAGACGGGGCGATGCGATTGGCGGTGGATGCAGTGGCGCGTGCCTCGGCCGCTGTACCTGCCTGGTCCCATCGTGCCGGGACTGCCCGTACTGGTGGTCGAGGGGGAGAAATGCGCTGATGCCGCTTACGCGCTCTTCCATGAGACGTGGAACGTCGTGTCATGGCCGGGCGGTGGCAAGGCTGTTGAAAAGGCTGGATGGTCATCGCTGGCGGGGTATGACGTGCTGCTTTGGGCCGATGCCGACGCGCAGCCGTACAAGGGTAACCACCCGCAAGCCGGTCAAATCAAACCGGAATGGGAACAGCCGGGCATGAAGGCCATGCAGAAGATTGCCGGCATCCTTCGGCAGCTCCGTTGCTCCGTCTCGCTCGTCGACATCCCAGAGCCTGGCATTAAGCCGGACGGCTGGGATATTGCCGACCTTATCCACGAGGATGGTGTGACGGCCGAAGACGTTGATGCCTGGTTAAGCAAGCGTCGGCCGCAGGCGGATGACGTCGCTGCAGTCGTCCCACAACAGGCAGAGGCGCCTGCATCTGCCGACGAGATTCCCCCGTGGGTTGATGGACCTCCTGACGACGCTGTACCCCTAACTCCGGCTAGCGCGAAGGCGTTGGACTGGGCGGCCTTACGTGAATTGATGATCCCCAACAGCTCCGGTGGTGTGAAGGCGTGCCGCGAGAATGTGTTCCTGGCGTTGAAGCATGATGCCAAGCTGCAGGGCATCGTGGCTCGCGACTCGTTCGCTGAGCTACAGATGAAGAAGCGTTCGCCGCCATGGCAGTCGGATAGCGGTGAATGGAATGAAGGCGATGACTTCCACCTCGGTATGTACTTGGCGCGGCGGTATGGTCTGGTGATGGCATCGGTCGGCGAGATCGAGAAAGCCGTGGCCCAGATCGCTCGTGAGCATGCGTTCAATCCCGTCGCTGACTACATGAACGCCTGCGCCGACAAGTGGGACGGCACACCTCGCGTTGAAACTGCCTTCGTCACCTATTGGGGCGTCGAGGATTCTGAGTACGTCAGGTTGATCTCGACGATGTTCCTGGTCGGCCTTGCTGCCAGATCGTTCTATCCGGGCGTCAAGCACGACTGCGCGCCGGTGTTTGAAGGTGGGCAAGGGCGCGGCAAGTCTACTGCACTGAGTGTGCTGGCCGGCGACTGGTACGCCGACACGCCATTCCGCATGGGTGAGAAAGACGGCTACTTATCGATTCAAGGTGTTCTGCTTTACGAGATCGCCGAGCTGGAGCAATTCAACCGTTCGGAAGTGACGGCGGTGAAGGCATTTATGTCGAGCCGAAACGACCGCTATCGTGAGCCATACGGCCGTCGAGTCAAGAACGTGCCGCGTCGTACCTTGTTTGCTGCGACCACCAACGAGAACCAGTACTTCAAAGACCCGACCGGCAATCGCCGATTCTGGCCGGTCAACGTCGGCCGCATCGATATCGACAAGCTCACGGCAGACCGTGATCAGCTGTTCGGCGAAGCGGTCCATCTGATGCGTGCTAAGACCAAATGGTATCCGACGCAGGAGCAGCAGATCAGGCTGATCAACGTTCACCAGGAGGACCGAGAGATTCCGGACCCTTGGATCGGACGTCTGTACGACTACTGCGAAGGTATCGATGGTGACGGCCGGATCCTTGCGGCAAACAAGCTGGAAAAGGTAACGGTGCGCGAGCTGCTGACCAGGGCGCTCCACATTGAAATAGGCAAGCTAGGACCGGCCAAGACCGAGACGATGCGCATCTCTACATGCATGCGCAAGCTGGGTTGGCGGAAGGATAGGCAGGCGTCTGGTGCGCGTGAATATTTCTATGAGCGCATCAAGGAAGAGGTGGTCGGCATGCAAGCGTCGACCTCCGGAGAGGCGGATGATGATCTGCCGCTATAGGTCGGAAATGAATCGTCAGGTATCATTGAGCCAGGGATCGTGCGCGCATAAATCGCGTGCGGAAAAGGCTCATGCACTTGCCGATTTATCCCAACCTCCCAACCCCGTCCAACCTTTGAATTTCAAGGTTGGACGGCGGAAAGCCGCTCCAGTAGCCGGCCCGCCAACCTCCCAACCTTTTTATAAAAAATCCTCGCACACACATACGCGCCCGCGTATGTACGCGACGAGTACCGCTTTATTTTTTTTCTATTCCAATCAAAAAGAGGTTAGCGAGGTTAGGAGGTTGGCAAGTCCAACACCGAAGCGGCTTACAGCCGTCCAACCTTTTGCCCAACCTTTTCTTGTTCTGAGGAGGTTGGTCGAATGAAGGATATGCGCAACGACATGCCAACAATTTCGGGAATCGTCGATGACCTGCGGCGGCAATACGGACTTCTGCCGATTGACCGACAGATACGGCGAGCCATGCGAGGAGAGCCGACTTTCTTCGCGAAAGAGAACGGCCACACCATCGGAACACAAAGCAAGCGCGGAACGGTCGAGGTCTACTCCGACGACCGAGGGATCAGTCAGACCCGGCCAGTGGTGGTCCCGGCAACATACATCGAATTCACGCTGCCTGAAGGCAAGCCAACCAGGGGAAAGTAATGCTGCACGCAATTTCAAACGACGAAGGAATGTTCAAAGATGTGACACACGCGTTGCATGTCGCTTACCTGGTCATGTCGACCGAGGCTCGACAGGACTGCACGACAAGGGCGGCGCTGCTCAAAATGATGGAGTACGCCGAGGATCCGCTGACGGCGGAGCAGGCTGACTGGTTTGAAGAGTTGCGGGGCGTCGCATCGCAGTCTCTCAATTTCAAGGGATTAAGTTCCGACGATATCCGGGCGCAATGCGCGCTGATCGTGTCGGCCGTTCGGAGCAAACTGCCTGCTCCGGAGATGTATGCCATGGAGGCACGCTTCACTCAGACTGAGTTTGAGGATGTACGAGGCGTGCGAAGGTTCGCCTTCTCAAGAGAGAAGGCGACGGCGATCAAGGCGTTGTCCGATTGGTTGCAGCCATCAGTGGGAACGTTGCCGTCGCTGGCCTTGGATTGTTTGGTGGCGAAGCAATATGCCAACCACAGTCGCACGTCGATCAGCTATCGGGATCTGGAAGCATCGTTCCACTTGCCGCGCATGACGTTCGCTCGCGCCGCAACGAAGATTAAGGCCAACATCCGTGCGCTTGAGTTGAGTGCGGCCAAGCGACTGCAGCTGCACTTCACTCAACAGGGCATCTTGCGGGAGCCGGAAAAAACCGCTTGACGCTGTTGGGACAGCGCGAGTATATTTTCGCCACACTCGACGCAGTCACGTCCAAAGCCCTGATGAAGAAATTCATCGGGGCTTTTTCGTTTCTGTCGTGCAGACGTCTGCATCGTCATTGATCACGTGGGGAAGCGCTTGCCGTGCCTTCGGGCGCGGCTTTTTTATTCTGAGTAGGAAGGTCGCAATGGTTCAGAAAGCAAAGACGCCGTGTCGGCACATTGGTTGCCGTCACTTGGTGGATACGCCTGGCTATTGCGAGCTGCACAAGTCCGAAGCAACCGGGTGGAACTCGCCCCGCTGGAGCGGTAGCCGCCATGAGCGAGGTTACGGGTCGAAGTGGACCGAGATCCGGAAGCGGATCCTGGCTCGCGACAACGGCCTATGTCAGCCGTGCCTGAAGCAGCAGCGCTCGACCAGGGCGAAGCATGTTGACCACATCATTCGCAAGGCTGACGGCGGCAGTGATCGCGACGACAACCTGCAATCGATCTGCGTGGCCTGCCATCGGACGAAAACCGCGACAGAAGGCCGAGGCAGGCCGGGCGGAACGGAAGAAACAGGATTTTTTTGAAAAATGCCAGCAGACCGGGGGGGCGGGTCGATTTTCTGGGCAAATCGTCGGCGGGGACTGTGCGCCCCGTCTTTTTTTTGTGTGCGCAAGTTATGGAGGGGGGGGTATCTAAGGCTCCCCGATGACTATGGGACAACGAGGACCACAACCACAAGCCAACGTGCTGAAACTGATGCGCGGCAATCCTGGAAAACGGCCGATCAACTTGGCCGACGGAGTAAATCCGGAGGTGGCGGTGCCGGACGCCCCGCGCCATCTCAACAAAGAGGCGCGCAAGGAATGGAAGCGCATCACCGTCGAGCTGGAAAAGTTGGGCTTGATCAGCCGTCTCGACCGTGCGGCGCTGGCGTTGTACTGCCAATCATGGGGCCGCCTGGTCGAACTGGAGACGGCTTTCGCTCGCCGGCAGGAGATGCTGGCCGAAAAATCGGAGGATCCGACAGCTGCGTACATCGATGTGGCCCCCAGCGGCTACCGGGCGCACGCCGTTGAGATCAATATCATTCGCTCGCTGCAGGACGAGGTCCACAAATTTCTGCAGAGTTTCGGGCTGTCGCCGTCAAGCCGTTCACGCGTCACGCCGTCGACCAACCAGATGGCGCTGCCTGGAATGGAAGGACAAACAGGATGGGGGCAATTTAGCAAATGACTTTCGTCGATACAGCCAATCAGTACATCGACGATGTTCTGACTGGCCGTATCGTTGCATGCAAGTGGGTCAAGTTGGCGTGCGAACGTCAACTTCGCGACCTCGACCGTGCCGCGAAAGGCGATCCAGAGTTTCCGTATCGCTTTGACGAAGAGGCGGCCGGACGCATCTGTCAGTTCATCGAACTGTTGCCGCACACGAAAGGACGATGGGCGCGGAGTCGGGAGCGCATTTCCTTGGAGCCGTGGCAGGTTTTCATTCTGACCACCGTGTTCGGTTGGCTCCATGTCGACACAGGCCTGCGTCGTTTTCGTCGAGCCTATGAAGAGGTTGCACGGAAGAACGCGAAGTCAACAAAGAGTTCCGGCATTGCCCTCTATCTGTTTGGTGCCGACAATGAGCCGGGGGCCGAGGTCTACAGTGCGGCGACCACCCGCGACCAGGCGAAGATCGTCTTTGACGATGCACGCGCCATGGCGATACGCGAACCGGAGATGTGCAGCACGCTGGCTATCGAAGTGCTGCAGAACCAGCTCCTGACAGATGACGGTAGTAAGTTCTTGCCACTGTCGGCCGAAGGCAGCACGCTCGACGGTCTCAACGTCCACGGCGGGATCATCGATGAGTTGCACGCTCACAAGACGCGTGCCGTCTTCGATGTGATCGATAGCGCGACAGGTTCGCGGGATCAGTCGTTGCTGTGGATGATCACAACCGCCGGTACGGATCGCACTGGCATTTGCTACGAGCAGCGCACACACGTCACCAAGATCCTGCAGAACATTTTTGTGGACGAAACCTTCTTCGGGATCATCTTTACCCTGGACGAAGAGGATGAGTGGGCAGACCCGAAGGTCTGGATCAAGTCGAACCCCAATCTCGGCATTTCCGTTTTCGTTGACGACCTGGAGATGGCAGTGCGCAAGGCGCTCTCCATGCCCAGCGCCGTTAACAATCTGCTGACGAAACGGCTCAACGTTTGGGTCAACGCCGACGCAGTCTGGATGGACATGCGGGCTTGGGAGCGCTGCGCCGACCGAACTCTCCAGCTCGACGACTTCGCCGGCGAGCCTTGTTGGATCGGGATGGACCTTGCGGAGAAGAGCGACTTCGCTGCTCTTGTGCTTGTGTTTGAACGGGCTGGCACGTTCTATGTGTTCACCCGCCTTTACTTGAACGAGGACGCCGTAACAAACGGAACGAACTCGCAGTACAGCGGTTGGGAGCGCGCCGGCCACATCATCGTCAACGAAGGCAATGCCACCGACTTCGATGTGATCGCCGATGACTTGCGTCGCTACTGCGAAACTTTCGACGTGCAGGAGATCCCATACGACCCGGCCATGTCTCGCTACTTCGCGACCAAGTTGGTACAGGAGGGCTTGCCGATGGTCGAGGTCAGGCAGGCGCCGATCTTCTTCACGCAACCGCTGATCCAGACAGAGAACCTTGTCCTGGAGAAGAAACTGGTGTTTGACGGCAATCCTGCGATGACCTGGATGGTCAGCAACGTGGTGGTGACCACTTCACGCTTCACCGGATTGAAGCACCCCACAAAAGAGCGCCCAGAAAACAAGATCGACGGTCCGATAGCGATGTTCCTTGCTCTCGGCCGGGCGATGCTGGGCAATGATGACGATGACGACGCGGCGGATGGATTGTAACTATGGGAATCAGAAACAGAATTGCCGGCGCGGTAGGCGGCTTCATGTCGCCTCCTGCGCTGCAAGCGAGCGCGGAGACCAGCGGCACGGCGTCGCCGGACAACTGGCTGCTGAAGTTGTTCGGAGGCGGTCGCACGACCAGCGGACAAGTGGTCACTCCGGATAGTGCATTGCGAGTGATGGCGGTGTATGCGGCGACTCGGATTCTTGCGGAATCGATGGCAAGCCTGCCAGTCAACGTGTACGAAGCGAAGGGCGGCAGTCGAAAGAAAGTGACGCAACATTCGCTGAGCGCGCTGCTGCACGACACGCCCAACCCTAGCAACACCTCGTTCGAGTTCGTCGAGATGGGGCAGGCGCACTTAGCGTTGCGCGGCAACTGCTACTCCTATGTGGAAGGCAACGCCAAGGGTGAAGTAACTGCACTCTATCCGTTGCATCCCGATAAGGTGGTGACACGCTACGACAAGTCTGCGCATCGATTTACTTACGACATCGACGGCGAGGCGAACGTGCCGGCGTCGAATGTCCTGCACATTCGGGGCTTCTCCCTGGATGGCTTGGTCGGGCTGTCCCCGATATCGCTTGCCCGCGAAACGCTGGGGCTGGCGATGGCGGCGGAGCAGGTCGGGATGGAGGCATTCTCCGAGGGCTTCGTCCCGCCGATTGTCCTTGAGGTGCAGGAGAAGGCGAACAAGGAGCAGCGGCAGACGTATCGCAAAGAGTGGGTCGACCTGACGAAGAATCGCCGTGGCGGTCCGCCGGTGATTTCCGGCGGAATGAAGCTGCACACCTTGCGCATGTCGATGGCTGACCTCCAGTTCATCGAGTCGCGCAAGTTCAGCATCACGGAAATATCTCGATTGTTCCGGGTGCCACCCCACATGCTCGCCGACTTGGAGCGCGCTACGCACTCCAACATCGAGCAGCAGTCGCTGGAGTTCTTGAAGTACACGCTAGCCCCCTGGATCAAACGATGGGAGCAGCGGATGAATCTCACGCTGCTGTCGGGCGTCGAGCGCGAGCGAGGCTTGTATATCAAGTTCAATGTTGATGCTTTGCTGCGCGGCGACATCAAGTCCCGCTTTGAGGCATACAAGATCGGGCTGGAAGGCCGCATCTTAAACGCCAACGAGTGCCGCGAGATGGAAGACCGCGACGCCTACGATGCCGGCAACGCGTTCTGGGCACCACTCAACATGGCACCGATTGAAGTTCCGCGAGCCGGAACCGGAAAGGAAAAAACATGAAGCATCCATTGTTGGCTTCGCTTGTCTTCGGCCAGGCACACATGATTGAGCCTGCCAAGCTGGACATCATCCTGCGCGTCCTGGCTGATCGCATGGACTTGTCCCTGGAGGCACCTACGATGCCGGATCCTGGATCGGTGGCGGCGATGAGCAAGGGGCCGGTCGCCGCTTTGCAGGCTAGCGCGAGCAGCAGCTGGGGCGACGCAGGTGGCGGCGTCTCGATCTTGTCGGTCGCCGGCACTCTGGTACATCGGGCTTCCGGCCTCGATGCAATGTCGGGCCTGACCAGCTACGCCAGTTTGTCTGCGCAGTTTGATGCGATGCTGAATAGCTCGCAAGTCTCGCACATCGTGCTTGATCTCAACTCACCAGGAGGGTCGGTCAACGGAGCCTTCGATTTCGCAGATGAGATCTACAACGCACGCGGCACCAAGCCCATTACCGCAATCGTTGACGAATCCGCTTATTCCGCTGCCTACGTAATCGCAAGTGCTGCCGACGAGATCGTGCTGCCGCGAACCGGCGGCGTCGGCAGCATCGGCGTAGTGGCGGCACACATGGATCGCAGTGCCGCTAATGAACGCGACGGCATCAAAGTGACCTACGTGTACGCCGGGGCGAGAAAGGCTGACGGCAATCCGCACGAGCCGTTGTCGGCGGAAGCGCAGTCCGGACTGCAGGCAGAGGTCGATCGTGTGTACGAGCTGTTCGTGGAAACGGTTGCGCGCAACCGTGGCTTGAGCGTCGACGCAGTGCGCGCAACCGAAGCTGCGGTCTATCGCGGTCCTGGTGCCGTGGATGCCAAGTTGGCCGACCGGATCAGTCCGGCGAAGGATGCCTTGCGCGATGTGCTTGGACTGTATCAATCACCGGGTGGCGGGTCAGGGCGCTTTCAGCGTGCCGCCACCGCGATGCGCATCAAAGCAATGTAGGGATTCCCCGCGAGGGGCGTGGAGGGCCGTCAGACGATGGCCCTTTTTTTATTCAATGTCAGAAAAGGAAAGTGAATATGGATTTGAAGAGTCTATTGCAAGCCCGCGCGGGGGTGCAGGCAAAGATTGCCGGGATCGCTGCGAAAGAGGCTGCCGGTACAGCCCTGTCCGCCGAGGAAATCTCGGAGTTCGGGGCGTTGTCCGCTGAGTTCGAGGCGCTGACGGACAAGATCAATCGCCTACAGGCTTCCGAGCGCATGTCGGCGGCCGTCGCCACTCCAGTGCAAAGCCCGCTGTATGCGCAACCAAAAGCTGCGGACAAGCGCAAGCCTGGCGAATCGCTGGGCATCATGGTCCGCTCGCTGATTTCCAGCAAGGGTGACGTACGTGCTGCGGCGAACTTCGCTGAAACTGAATGCCAGGCGCCGGACATCGCGGCGGCATTGAACACCACCACCAACACTGCCGGCGGCTTCATCATTCCACCCGGATATGTGCCGGAGGTGATCGAGCTGCTGCGTCCGAATAGCGTGATCCGCTCTCTGGGCGCTCGCACTATGCCGATGCCCGCCGGCACGCTGTCCATGGCAAAGATCGCATCGGGATCCAACGCCAGCTATGTTGGTGAAGGCGTCGACATCCCGAAGTCCGAGCCAACGTTCGGCAACCTGAATCTCTCAAAGAAGAAGCTGGTTGCCATGGTGCCAGTATCGAATGACCTGGTGCGCTTCAGCTCGCCGTCCGCGAACGAGATCGTCCGTGATGACATCGTGCAGGGGCTGGGTACTCGCGAAGATCAGGCGTTCATTCGCGACGACGGCACTGGCAACACGCCGAAGGGACTGCGTGCGCTTGCTATCGCTGCGAACGTGATTCCGGCAAATGCTGTCATCAATGCGCAGAACGTGAAGAACGATGCCGGCAAGCTGGAACTGGCGCTGATGGGCAAGAACGTCAAGATGATCAAACCGGGCTGGGTGTTCTCGCCCCGCACGCTGGTTTTCCTGACAAACCTGCTCGACGGCAACGGCAATCACGTGTTTCCGGAAATCGCGACAGGCAACTGGCGCGGCAAGCCGTACAAGACGACCACCAGCGTGCCGGACAACCTGGGCGACAACGGCGACGAATCGGAAATCTACCTGACCGATTTCAACGACGCAATCATCGGCGAAGCCACCGGCTTGATTATCGACGTGTCGGGCGAAGCCAGCTACGTCGAAAACGGCACGCTGGTCTCGGCATTCAGTCGCGATCAGACGGTGGTGCGCGCCATTACCGAACATGACTTCGGTCTGCGCCACGATCCGTCGACCGCTGTGCTGACCGGCGTGAAGTGGAAGCCGTAACACCTGACTAGGCGTCGGCGCGACGCCCTATGCGTTGTGCAGACGTCTGCATTTCTCAACTCACAAACGAGGTCGATATGAAATTAGTGAAGTTTCTCCAGCGCGTCGCGCCGTTCCAAGCGGGCGAAGTCGCAGGTTTTTCCGACGAAGATGCGGATCGCCTGGTAGCCAACAAGGCCGCCGAGCTGCATACACCGTCCAAGCGCAACAAGCGTGCGAACGCGGCCGGCAGTGACGGTGGTGGCAAGGATGGTGCCGGTGGTGAAGGCGGCGGCGAAGGTGGCCAGGGTGACGGCGGCCAAGGCGGCGAAGGCGGGGAAGGGGCGCAGTAATGGCGGCGAGGCTCATCACGCCGCCGGCGTCCGAGCCGGTCGGCGTCGACGAGTCTCGTTCGTGGGCAAAGATCGATGACGACGTCGACGCCGGCATTCTCGCCGTCGCGATACAAGCGGGGCGGGAAAAGGCTGAACACATCACTGGCCGCCGCCTCATCACACAAACATGGTCCGTGCGCGTCCAGCGCGGACAAGTTCTTTCGTTGCACGACCTGATGCCTGTCCGTTCGATCAAGACCGTCGACGGCGTGACTGTCGATTGGGAGGATGGGTTGCCGGCCACGGTCAGCGTTGATGCCGATATGGAGCTGCGCATCGAGTGTGGCTATGGCGAGGCGAAGGACGTTCCCGCGTCGATCAAGCTGTGGATCTGGGAGCGACTCGGTTTCCTAATCGAGCATCGCGACGCTCTCACTACCAATCAAGAATTCGCTGCGCCACGCGACTACGTCGACGGCCTGCTGGATCAATTCATTGTGCCGAGGTTGTGATGAAGGTACCGAGTATTGGCGAGTTGAATCGTCGGGTCGAGCTGCGCGAGCGTGTCGACCAGGCAGTGGCGGACAGTGATGTGGAGGCGACGTTTCCGCAGCAGCGTTTTCGCTGGGCAAAGATCGAACCCGTCGGGTCTGCGGTATATGCCGCCAGCGTTCAGATCGATAAGAAAGTCACGCACCGCATCACCGTTCGATACCTCGACGGCATCACTGATGCATTTGAGATCGTCTATCGCACGCAAGTATTTGCCGTGAAGCGAGTGTCAGACCTGAACGGGGCGCGGCGCTTCACGGTCCTGGAAGTGGAGGAAATCCAGCATGGATAAAGAGCTGGCGTTCTACATGCACATAGGTGGATTTGAAGGATTCGACAAGTCTGTCGATTTCGACAAGAAGCAGATCAGGAAGGCAATGCGGCAGGCGGGACGGATTGTCCAGGGCGGCGCGAAGAAGAGGGTAGGCAAGACTGGTGGCTCTACTGCCGGTGACTATCCTGCTCGTCGCCGAGGTCTGCTGCAGCGCTCGATCAAAACTAAAGTGTCGCGCTCCGGGTTCTTGGTTCGGGTTGCTCCGTTCATGGTGGCCGGCATGAAGGCTTATTACCCTGCCTTCCTCTTTTATGGAGCCAAGCGTAAGCCTGGTGCGCGTCGTGATCGACGATCAAAGGGGACTGGAGCAATGCGCATCGAAGCGCGTGGCAACTACATGGCCGACGAATTGAAGGACGACAGCGGCTCGATTCAACGACTACTGGAGGCGGCGTTTAGCAGCGCCCTGGTCATCAAATAAGGAGGCGCAATGAAGTTGTCCCCAATCGTCGCGCAGCTCCGATTGCGATGCTCGCTGTTCGCCGGCCGCGTGTTCGGCGGCATCGACTGGGAGTCACTGGAAGACGCTAGCAAGCTGCCCATGCCGGCTGCGTATGTGATCGTCACGGACGACGACCCTGATCCCAACAAGTACCAGAACGTGGCGGCGCAAGACGTCAAGGACGGCTTTGATGTGTGCGTCGTGCTGGAGGCTCCGGATAACAAGACCCTTGAACGTGTCGACCAGGTGCATGACGTTCGTGCCCTTCTGCATCTGGCTTTGGTCGGCTGGCCACCGATGCCCAACTATGACCCCGTCGAGTACGAAGGTGGTCAGTTGGTGCTGATCAATCGCTATCGCCTGGTGTACCGGTTCTCGTTCTCCGCTGGCTGGACTCTCGGCCGGACTAAAGGCAGTGACCCGCCTGAGACTTGGGAGGAGTGGCAACACGACGGCTTCCCCCGGCTTGAGGGGATCGATATCGACGTCGACGCGATTGATCCGATGGTCGACAAGAACCTGAAGCAGCAAGGCCCGGATGGGCGAATCGAACTAACCATGAAAGGAGATTTACCCCAATGAACCAAGTGCGCACCATTTTTGTCGTCCCCGTTGCAGGCCGGATCGTACCGGACCCGGAGCGTGGCGGCGACCTCGCGGCCGAGGGCCGTAACGTTCCACGCACGCCGTACTGGCTGCGTGCTGTCACTGCTGGCGATGTGAAAGAAACTAAGCCAGCGGCCGATAAATCCACTGCCAAAGGTAAAGCAGAATGACCGTTCCATACAACACCACGCCGGCTGATGCGCTGGTTCCTCTGTTCTACGGTGAAGTCGACAACAGTATGGCGAACAGCGGCTCGACTGCGCTGCGCAGCCTGATCGTTGCTCAGGTGAACGATGATGTTGACCTGGTGGCGAGCGCGCTCCAGATCGTGGCGCGCACCAGCGATGCCATCGCCCTCGGTGGCGACGGCTCGATGCTGGCGTCGATGCATGCGCGTTGGCGCAAGATTGACCTCGGCGGTGAGATCTGGGTCTTGCCGGTGAAGGTCGACACTGGATCAGTTGCCACCGGTAAGGTGACGCTGACCGGTACGGCGACTGAAGCTGGCCTGATCAACCTGTATATCGGTGCAACGCGCATTCGTGCATCGGTAGTCGTGGGTCAGACCGCTGCGGAAACGGCTACAACGCTCGCTGCTGCGATCAACGTGGCGACAAGTTTGCCGGTGACTGCTGCGGCGGCAAATGCCGTGGTAACGTTGTCCTGCCGCTGGAAGGGCGACACCGGCAACGATATCAAGCTGGCGGTCAACATGAAGGGTGCTGCGGCAAACGAGAAGACGCCGGCAGGCCTGACGGTCGCCATGGTCAATCCGGCCGGCGGCACTGGCTCTCCAGACCTCGCGCAGTTGTTGGCGCTGGTCGGGGACGAGCCGTTTGAGTTCATCTGCCATCCTTACTCGGATGTGAATACGCTGGATGACTTCCGCGACTGGATGAATGACAGTTCCGGTCGCTGGTCATATGCCCAGCAGTTGTGGGGGCATGTGTACACAGCGCAACGCGGCTCGCTGGGGCAACTTGTGGCGGCTGGCCGTGTGCGCAACGATGCGCACATGACCATCGCTGGATTCGAGGCGACTGCGCCCGATCCTATCTGGGAAGAGTCAGCGGCGTATTGCGCACGGCAGGCAGTGTTCCTTTCGATTGACCCTGCGCGCCCAACCCAGACCGGCGAGCTGGTCGGGTTGACGCCCGCCCCAGCCGGCCAGCGCTTCATCTGGTCTGAGTTCCAATCGCTGCTAAAAAATGGCATCGCCACTCAGAACTATGACGGCGGTTCTGTGCGCATTCAACGAGCGATCACCACCTACCAGCGCAACGCCTATGGCCAGCCGGACGATTCGTATCTGGACAGCGAAACGATGCACACCACCGGCTACGTGATGCGCTACTTGCGCTCGATCATTACCAGCAAGTACGGCCGCCATAAGTTGGCCGATGACGGCACGCGCTTCGGTGCCGGCGACGCGCTGGTGACTCCAAGCACAATCCGCGGCGAGTTGATTGCGGCGTATCAGGAGCTGGAGCGTCGCGGCATCGTGGAGAACTCTGCGCTGTTCGAGAAGTATCTGATTGTTGAGCGCGCTGCCGGCAGTCCGAATCGTCTCAACGTACTGTTCCCGCCGGACTACGTGAATCAGTTGCGCATCTTTGCGCTGCTCAATCAGTTCCGCCTGCAGTACGCCGAAGCGGCTTAACGCCAACGTCAACGCAGTATCACGGCCCGGTAAATCCGGGCCGTTTCTTTTTAGGGAGTCTCACATGGGACAAAAAACAGCGGGTACTTGCTACGTCAAAGTAGACGGTTCCCAACTGACGATTACCGGTGGCTGCGAAGCCCCGTTGATGCCCGTCAAGCGCGAAACGGTCGTTCCTGGCTTCTACAAGGAAGAAGACATGACGCCATATCTCAAGGTCGACGCCGTGCATACGCCGGACTTCCCACTGGAGAAGCTCATCAACGGCGACAACATGACCGTCACGACTGAGTTCAAGAATGGCAAGGTCTATGTCCTCGCTGGCGCGTATCTCGTCGGTGAGCCAGCGAGCGCGGGCGACGACGGCAAGATCGCTCTGGAATTTAACGGCATTAAAGGAACATGGCAATGAAGCTGAAAAAACCAATCACGGCGCATGGCGACCAGATCACCGAAATCGTGTTGAAGGAACCGACTGGCGAAGACTGCCGCGCTGTCGGCGGCCTGCCGTACTCGATTGCTAGCGACGAATCGGTGTCCATCAATACCGCCACGGCGATGAAATACATCGGACGTTGCGCCGGCATTCCGCCGTCGTCTGTCGACCAGATTTGCCCTTCCGACCTCAATACGCTGTGCTGGGAGGTTGCGGGTTTTTTCTTGAGCGAGACGTCCAAAACATAGAAGAAGTGATCGACCTGGCGTTTAACTGTGCGGAGTTCTGGCGGGTCGATCCTGAAGTGGAGCTGACCCGCTCGATCTCCACCATCATGCAGCACAACGCCCAGGCATGGCGTATCGCTCAATCAAGGAAAAACGATGGCTGATAAATTTCAATTGAAGGCGCTGATCACCGGCGTCGACAAGCTGTCGCCAACGCTTGCCGGCATCAGGAAGAACGTCGCCACGTTTCGGAAGCAATTGAAGACCAGCAGCCTGGGAGAGAAGATCTCCTTCGGCGAGCTGGTGCAAGGTGGCGCACTGGCGCTGCCGTTCATCGCAGGCGCCAAAGCTGCTATCGACTTTGAGTCAGCGATGGCTGATGTGCGCAAGGTCGTCAACTTTGATTCACCGCAGCAGTTCAAAGACATGAGCAAGGACGTATTGGATCTCTCCAAGCGCCTGCCGATGGCGGCAAAGGATATCGCCGCCATCGTCGCTGCAGGCGGACAGGCTGGCTTCGACAAGGGCGAGCTGGGACGCTTCGCGGAGGATGCCGTCAAGATGGGCGTGGCATTCGACCAGGGCGCGGGCGAAGCGGGCGAGATGATGGCGAAATGGCGCACAGCGTTTCGCATGACTCAGGACGAGGTCGTGTCGCTGGCGGACAAGATCAACTATCTCGGCAACAACGGGCCGGCGAAGGCAAAGCAGATTTCGGCCATTGTCACCCGCATCGGTCCGCTGGCAGAGGTGGCTGGCCTCGCATCTGGTCAGATCGCCGCTATGGGCGCGACACTCGCCGGCGTCGGTATTCAGGAGGATGTCGCCGCCACCGGCATGAAGAACTTCTTCCTGACTCTTACTGCAGGTGCCTCGGCCACCAAGCAGCAAAAGGAGACGTTCAAGGCGTTGCGGATGGAGCCAAAGAAGTTGGCGAAGGACATGCAGAAAGATGCGCAGGGAACGATGCTGCGCGTCCTGACTGCTATCAGCAAAGTCGATAAGTCGAAGCAGGCATCAGTGCTGCAGCAGCTTTTCGGTCGCGAATCAATCGAAGCTATCGCACCGTTGCTGACCAATCTTTCTCTGCTTACTGGCAACCTGCAGAAAGTAGGTGACGTGACGCAGTACGCCGGCTCGATGAACCAGGAGTATGCGTCGCGAGCAGCGACGACAGCAAATAACATCCAGCTGTTCACCAACCGCGTCGTCGCGTTGGGTATCAACGTAGGCAACATTCTGTTGCCGCCGTTGAATTCGTTCATGGCTGTAGCGGGTCCAATGATTGAAATGGTGGCTGGTTTGGCCTCGGCATGCCCATGGCTTACCAAGGGCATCCTCGGTGCGGCAGTCGGGTTCGGCATCCTGCGCTTGGCCGTCATTGGCGCGACGCTGGCATCGAAGCTCTTCCTGGCTGTGACGAGCCTGACTCCAATCGGTCTCGCGGTGCGCGTATTGGCGCTAGCCGCTGGCTTCCTGATCGCGAACTGGCGGTACATAGGGCCGTTCTTTGCCGCGTTGTGGGAGGGAATCAAGTCCGTATTCAGTGCGGGCTGGGAGCTGGTGAAAACCATCTTTGGCTTCTCTCCATTGGGCATGATCATCGCCAATTGGGAACCGATTGTTGCGTGGTTCAAAGGCATGTGGGAACGCATCCGACCATACGTGCAGCCGCTCATTGATGGCTTTAAATGGGTAACGGGCAACAGCGACAAGCTGAAGCCGGCGGGCGGCGTAGCGGGCCAAGGTGCGGACCCCGGCGCATGGCGGCAGCAAGTGATAGCTGGCCAGTCGGGACAGCCGCAATTGAAGGGCGACATGGTCGTGCGATTTGAGAACGCGCCGGCGGGCATGCGTGTCGACCAGGCGCAAACCAACCAGCCGGGATTATCGGTAACGCCACGTGTGGGATATCGCACGCTCGGAATGGGAACAGGAAAATGAGTGATTGGAGAAAGCGACTGCAGCCGGCGTCGTTTCGCGGTGTGCCGTTCAAGGTGGACAGCGATTCTTCGCCGGTTGGGCGCGACGTGGTGGTCCATGAGTATCCCAAGAAGGACAAGCCCTACGTTGAAGACTCCGGGCGAAAAACGAGGGTCTTTCGTTTTCCGGCTTTTGTCATCGGCCCGGATTGTTTTGATCAACGGGACAAGTTGCTGTTAGCGCTCGATACTGCAGGCTCCGGCGAGCTGGTGCATCCGTGGTACGGGCGCATGAAGGTGACTGCGAACGGCGATTGCACGGTGTCCCATGACCGTCGCGAGGGCGGTATGGTGCGCTTTGACTTGGCGTTCGTTGAGGCGGGCGAACTGGGGTTCCCCACTGTCAAGCCGAACAATGCCAAACAAGTGCAGACGTCTGCACAGGCGGTGCGTGACTCAGCATCCACCCGATTTGCTGCTGCATTGGAGCAGGTCAATATGGCCAAGGTGAAGGTCAACAACATCACCAGCAGCATTTCGTCAATGTACGCGACGATCAACAACAATCTGCGGCCGCTGACGTCGCTGTTCTCGTCGGCCAGCGGCATGATCAACAGCATCATGAACGCGCCGCAGAACATGGCGGCCATGGTGTTCGGGACATTGAGCGATCTGGAGCGAGCATTCTCCAGCTTCGGGGGTTCTGGCAGTTCCATCGGCGGCAGTTCGTCGGCGGTGCAATCCTTTGCTGCTGCGCCAGTGCCACCGGGAGCTGATGCCGGCAAGTTGCATAGCGCACTGGTTGGACTGCTGCAAGACGCATCTATCTACAACGGTCTGCTTGATACCGCGCAAGTCCCGGTAATCGCCGCGCCCGATGCGCCGGTCGGCATTCCAGATCTGGATACGCAGTTGTCGCAAGAGCCGGACGGTGCTACTGCGCCGATCACGTCCGACGTCATTGATATTCGCGACGGGCTGAACGAGGCAATCCACGTCGTGGCTATGTCGGCCTCTGGAGATCACTACCTGGTGCTGACCGACGCTCGGCAGGCTGCGAACTTGCACTTGTCGAACGTGGCGCGGGCAGGCATACGGCTGATCTCCTATTCGCCGCGTGCGACGACACCGGCTCTCGTGCTGGCCTACCGTTTGTATGCAGATGCATCGCGTGCCGGAGAAATCGTCAGTCGAAACAAATTGCGGCATCCCGGCTTCGTACCGGCGGTGCCGCTGGAAGTGGCGAGTAAATGATGAGCAATGACGACGATGTGACCCTGACCGTGAACGGATACGACTACGGCGGGTGGACGGAGGTTGACATCAATGCTGGCGTCGAACGCCAGGCACGTGACTTTTCTCTCGGCATTACATGGGAATGGCCGGGCAGCGGTGCAACGGCTGTTCGCATCAGGAAGAACGACCGCTGTGAAGTACGCATCGGGAATGACCTGGTGCTGACTGGCTACGTATTCGCTACTCCAATCGAATGGGACAAGAAGCAGATCCAGCTGACAGTCAAAGGGCGGTCGTTGACGGCCGATCTGGTGGATGCATGCCCGGACGATAAGCCTGGTCAATGGCGCAACCAGAGCATTGAAAAGATTGTCCGCGCCCTGGTAGCGCCGTATGGCATTCAGGTGGTGAATGAAGGGCGAGACGCCACGGTGGTAAAGGATCATACGGTCAAGCCAGGGGAAACGGTGTTTGAGTCAATTGACCGACTGCTGACGGTGTCTCGCCTGTTCTCCACCGATGACGGGCGGGGCCGGTTGGTGATGGCGCGGCCGGGTAGTAAGGGCTGGGCGGCCAATGCGTTGGAGCTGGGCGTCAACCTGTTGACGGGTAATGCCCCCCTCGATTTTTCGTCGGTGTTTTCTGAGTACGTTTGCAAGGGGCAGAAAAGCTCTTCCGATGACGATGAAGACAACGAGGCGAGCGCGGAGGTATCTGCAAGCGCCAAGGATGAGCGCATGGATCGCCATCGACGGCTTGTGATTCATGAGTCGGGACAGGTCAGCAAAGAACTGGCTCAGTGGCGAGCCGATTGGGAGCGTGAACATCGCATCAGTAAAGCACTGGAGGCAACGTACAGCGTCCAAGGCTGGCGGCAGTCCAATGGCCAGCTATGGCTGCCGAACCTGATGGCGCGCCTGATAGATCCCATAGCCGGTTTCGACCGCGACATGCTGATTGCGGAGGCTGGATATCACCGAAGCCGGCAGCGTGGGACGTTGACAACAATGAAGGTAGCGCCTCCAGACGGATTCGAGCCCGAGCCGAATGACAAGCGTAAGCGGCAAAAACTCAAGAAGTCGAAGGACGGCTTTGAATATTTGCTGCCTGCAGATTGGGAGAAAAATTAATGAGCGCGGATACCCTTTTGGCGCGTTGTACTGTGGTGCTGTCGAACCCGAAGTCGAAGACGCAGCGTCTGCAGGTGCGAGTCCTGGCTGGCGAGACCAAGGATGACATGGAGCTGTTTGAGCAGTATGGCATCACATCGGTGCCGCTCAACGGTGCCGGTGGCCTCGCGTTGTTCTTCGGCGGGGATCGCTCCCATGGCGTTGTGATCATGCCGGGCGATAAACGCTATCGGCCTACCGATCTGGAGCCGGGTGAGCTGGCGATCTATACGCACGAAGGCGCGAAGATCGTCATGCGCAAGGGGAAGATCATCGAGGTGGAATGCGACGAATACCGCGTAAAGACGAAAGTCTATTCCGTGGAAGCCGAGCAGACGATCTCGCTGAAGTCGTCAGCTTTTGACCTGGCCGCAGACACTGCCAAGTCGTCAGCGGCGCTGCAGGCTCCGGATGTCGTGTTGGGTGGCAAGAGCATGGTCAGCCACCGACACAACGAACACGACGGACCACAGACAGGAGGTCCGATCAATGGCTGACGCATCGGAAGACGAACGCCGAGCATTGCTGCGGCGTGCCGCGATTATCAGCTTGTTCTCGTGGCGTCGAGCGGATCCAAGCGACCAGCCCGACGACAGTGACCAGCTGGGATGGTGGGGCGATAGCTTCCCCAGCGTTGCGAACGACCAGACCGGATCCCGGCTTTACCTACTGCGGCGGCGGACGCTGGTGGAACAGACTCTGCGCGACGCCGTTGAGTACGCGCAGGAGGCACTGGCTTGGTTTGTCGAGGACGGACATGCCAGCGCCGTGACCGTGACGACAGAGCGACGCGGCACCAGTACGTTGGCGATGCGAGCGGTCATTGACCTACTCAATGACGATCCCCTGGTGCTGGAACTTGACGATATTTGGAGTGTGATACATGCCGTTTAACTCGGATTCTTTACCCGTCATCATCAAACGGTCGAGAGCGGATCTTGCTCCGGCCAGCAGCAGCGGTGCGCTGCGTCGCTCAGACGCGGAAGTACTGGCTCGGGTCCATGGCGGCACCAGCTTCGCGCTGCGCGAACATCAAAAGACAATCGCCGACGAGATGCTGCCTGACACGTGCAGCGACGAGATGATATTGCGGCAGGCGAACCTCCGGCTGCAGCGGGGTCTGCTGCCCGCGACGACGGCCGCTGGCAGCATCATATGCACCGGTCAGGCCGGCGGGGTTGTAACAGCGGGTGCGATCTATCAGACCGAGGACGGGCGGCGTGTCGTCGTGAGTGTGGACACGCCGCTGGCTGGTAACACGGTGGTTCCAGCAGTCTCCCTGGTCGCCGGTGCGGCCGGAAACATTGAGGCCGGCACCGCGCTCACTGCAGTCTCGCCGGTTGACCAGGTCAACGACGCTGCCGTGGTTGGGGGGGCGGGCATTGCCGGCGGGACCGAGCAGGAGACGACTGCGCAACTGCGGGCGAAGGTCATCCGCTCATACCGGATCGTCGCGCACGGCGGATCGGCTGACGATTACGAGACATGGGGGCTGGAAGTTCCTGGTGTTACTCGCGCCTGGTGCCGCCGCAACTGGTTCGGTCCGGGTACGGTCGGCCTGTTCATCATGTGCGACGGCAATCCGAATCCATTTCCTGATGCGGCCAAGCTCGCGGAGGCGCAGACGTACATCGAGACGGTGTATCCGGTCGGCGCGGATCTGGCGGTCTTGGCTCCCACGCCGAAGCCGGTGCATTTTGTGATTCACCCGGTTCCGGACACGGTCGCGGTGCGAGCATCTATCGATGCTGCTCTGCGAGACTTGATCTTTTCCGAAGCGGCCCTCGGTACAACGCTACTGCACACACACCAAACGCAGGCTATCAGCAACGCTACTGGCGAGGAGGATCACGGCTTGATCGCGCCGGCGGGGAATGTGGTTGCGGCACCAGGCGAGTTGATTACGTTCGGAGATATCGCATGGGCATAGCCGAAGACTATCTCGACCAGATGCGTCAGCTGCTGCCGCCTGGTCCTGCGTGGGACGTGGCGTTCGGCGACGAGGTCGACCAGGTACTGCAGGGCTTGGCTGCAGAGTTTGCCCGCGTCGACGCACGCGGCGACGATCTGCTGGCCGAGATGTATCCGGCAACTCTGCGCGAGCTGCTGACGGATTGGGAGCGCGTCATGCAGTTGCCAGATCCCTGCTTGGGTGACAGCCAAGGATTTGAAGAGCGCCGCACGGCGGTGATCCGCAGGATGATCGTCGGCGGCGGGCAAAGCGCTGTGTACTTTGAGGGGATCGCAGTGAGCATGGGGTATCCCGACGCCGAGGTGGTTCGACATCGAGCGCCGCGCTTCGGCAGTTCACGTTTCGGTCGCGACCGATTCGGTAGCTGGGCGCAGCAGTTTTTTTGGACGCTGCAGTTAGGTACGCCGCGACCAGGAGGCCGGCGCTTTGGCGTCTCCGTGTGGGGTGAGCGCTTCGGGTCTAACCCGAACGAAGGTATCGAATGTGTGGTGCGGCGATGGGCGCCTGCACACACCATCGTCAATTTTGAATACGACTGACAAGGATAAATATGGATTTTCCAAAGAGCGTAGCCGGCGTTGGTCTGGTGGATGGTAAGTTCGTCGACGAGAACAAGGCGACTGGCCAGGCGGGGTCGTTGATCCCTAGCGCGTGGGGTAATGCGGTTACCGACGAGCTTTTGAACGTGGTCCGTGCTGCCGGTCTGAATCCGGCCGAGGGCAACAATACGCAGCTCCTGCAGGCCATCGGCATTATGCTGGCCAATCAAGGATCTGCACTGAACCGCTATCCAACAGTGCCGGCGGTGAAGGGTGACGACGAAATCTACGTCCGGGGGCGTGGTGAGATGATTTGGACGGAGACCGCCTACTTTGTCGGGTATCGGTCGCCGCATTGCGGCCGCCCTGTCGACGGTCACACGAACGTCCCGTTGACCCGCGAAGTCGACGCGGTCGGTGGACTTTTGTCGAAAACGGATTACGCCGGATTGTGGGCTTATGCTCAGGAGCAAGCGTTAGTCGTGACGCAGGCTGTATGGACCGCAAACGTAGGCGCACACTACTTTGTAGACGTTTCAGGGACTCAGTTCCGTATCCCCGATCTGCGCAACATGTTCCGCCGATTTACCGGAACTGACGCTGACACTGCAAATGCAAGAACG